CGAAACCGCAAGCACAGAATACCGCAATATATAAAAAATCTTATTGATAAAGTAGAGGGAGATGCCTTAGTAAATATCAGCGGCAAGGCGTTATATTACAGATGGATTAGGCTGCAAGATGCAAACAATATGGAGCATATCACATTTCATGATTTACGCCACCTTAACGCATCTATTATGGCTTTGCTTCGGGTACCGGATAAATATGCTCAGGAGCGTGGAGGGTGGAAGTCAGATCAGGTAATGAAAAAAGTGTACATGCAGACATTTTCGGATGAACGCCAAAAAGTAGACGCAATAATAGATGATTATTTCGAAAAAACGCTTGAAATCAATAACGAAGATATTGACATTCAAAAATATAAAGCATGGCTAATTTTATTTGAAAAGCCTGATAGCAAAAAGTCACTAAATGAATTTAATGATTTTATGCAACACGAAATGCAACACAAAATAAAAAAGCCTTGAAAAATCAAGACTTTTACGATGCAGTTGACGGGACTTGAACCCGCGACTAGTCAATACGGTTAAATGCTGAAAACACGTGCAATCCTGATAAATACATGGGTTGTGCGTGTTTTTATTTTTCTTTATTTGCAGATTTTTTACTTAAAACATAGGCGTTTTACATATGCATGCAACACGAAATGCAACATGAATTTATACACTTGTATTTTAGTAAAATTAAAACAGCCCTCGGCACAATGTCAAGAGCTGTTTTTGTGATTACTATGGTATTGTTCACATACCTGATGTTATTTCAATCCACTCACTCCGAGGAGCGAGACACCGGCAATGTTTTGCTGTTGATACTAATATATCATGATTACCGTTTTTTGTCACTATACATGTTTTACAAAATATTGGTTAATAGCTTGTGCAATTTTGTAAATATAAATCGTATTATCATCAAAACTTGCAATATTCTTTTGACATCTGCGCAATTTGCTTAGTGCTATACGCAGAGTAAATATAGTCAAGTTGTTGATCATATGCTGCTTTGCTAAACGGCTGCATTTTAAGTTCAAGTGCCTCTCCCATCAGCGCTCTTGTAAACTTTTCGGACAATCCTAGCAGCCGCATATGTTTTAACTGCCCGTTTGAGCTGTCAACCAGGTAAAGTACAAGCGCAAGGCCCTGGCCGTCATTCGGTATCTGTAAAGTAGTCAAGTTTTTACTTAAATGCGGCGTATACGCCATATCTGCCCATGATAAATTGCCTACTTTTGCCGTCACAAAGATTATACCTCTCATAGTTGTAAAACGTATCTCAAATGGCTTCTCAGACTCAAATTGTGCAATCTCATCAGTAGTCGGTCTGTTATAAAAATAAAGCATAGTTGCACCATCGTCGGCAATATCAAAAACCGTACACTCTTGGTGTCCCACAAATGCGGGGATCACCTGTCCAACTTCGTATTTATACATTGATCTTCTCCTCTTTATTATCTGGGATATACTCCATAATGTCTCCCGGCTGGCAATTTAGCAAAGTGCAAATCGCGTCAATAGTTTTGGTAGTGACATGATCTCCTTGCCGCAATGCCTGTATAGTTGATTCGGACATAATACCATCTTTGCGCAGTCTGTAAGCGCTATATCCTGCATCTTTAAGACGCGCTAAAACATCATTAAGCATAATCAAGTAAAATTCCTCCAATCGTTAAATGTTTTACTTAATTATATGCGAAATGTACACCTTAAACAATGTACATAATACACCAAAAAGAGTGTATAACTTTGTATAATATGCCTATTGTATATACACCAAATACGGTGTATACTAACAGTAACAAATAAATAATTGATTGGCTTACAAAAGAGCCGGAAAGCGAGGAAAATATGAATTGGGAAATAGTTTACAAGGATCAAACAGGAGAGTATGTAGTTGGACATTGTGTTACTAACCATAGCATATCAGTAGATGAGGCATTGGATATTGCCGGCATAGATATGGATGCCTATGCAGAACAAAACGGCTGGGATGGATGGGATTGGGGTTGTTTAGAGCTTAGGGTAAAGTAACTCGATACCGCGAGTATAAATAGACCTTAGGCGGTAAGCGTGGGGAGTGGATAACTCCCCGGTGGCAAAATCAATTTGAAATGCTTAATAAATTATGTATAATAAATTTAAAGGAGGATTTTTGATATGGCAAGAGCAACAGCAATTTGCACATGTAGAGTGTGCGGCAACCAGTTTACAAAAACAGCTACAAAGTATAATCGCCGAGAGGCCGATAGCTGGGAAGAATGGGCGGTACAAAATTATGACCTTTGCCCTACGTGCTGGGGAGCAGAGCAGCGAAGAAAAGAAGCTGAACAACCGCTGACACTTGAGGTGTTTATTGATCCTTACAGCCAGCAAATTATCTTGATGTTTACAGGCAATACTAAACCGGTTAAGGATCAGATTAATAGCCTAGGTTATTTTTGGGGTCAGAAGCCTAGTACCGGAATTTTTGGTGTATTAGATAGCTCAACAAGATATGTTTGGAGTAAAATTATTAGTAATCAGGACGATCTGAAAAAAGAGTTTGATGCTGCAAAGATTTTAAACCCGGTGCTTAAAAATAACATAACCTCTGTTGATCTTGCCATGTATGCACAGGTCCACACCGAGAAGCAAGCCAAAGAGGACGCTATCAATGCAGAGATAGCAAAGCAGGAAAAGCCTGAACGTCCCACTGCAATGGATTTGATCCATGGGCGGTGGAACGGCAAGATTTACGGGAAATCCGGAAATAAAACAGTTTACCTTAATGATAACAAAACTTCCCTCTCCGATGAGGATGCGGAAGCAATCGAAAAGTATTGTAGTGAGCGGAAAAAATACAATGATGTAGTAAACGAAATTAAACGTAAAGGAGGGCTTTTAAAGTGAAAGAATACAATACATTTAAAAGTGAGGATAAAACTCTGAACTATCTGAATCACACAGTAAGCCTAATGAAAACCGAGAAAGATGTAAAAATCAACAAAATATTCGACAAATTATCTAACCGCAGTCATATGCGTGTCGTTAATAAATATATAATATCAAGCTCATGGGTTATAAGTACGATTAGGAGCTGGGAAAACGAAATCATTACAATATATTACTTAGACTCAAGCGTTTTGCTTGGCGTAGAGTTTAAATTTGATGATGTGATCAGCGTGAATGAGGAAGACGACATTTTAACTATTAAGCTAAGCGATGAAACATCATTAGAGTTTAAATAAACGCATAGAGGGGGCTATAATTAAATAGCTCCCTCGCGCGATTTTTTGATATAAGATAATATGATTTCAATCCACAGGCATGTGCCTGACATAACATTATAATAATACTATGTTGTAAAAATGCCAACCTCGCATTTTGCGATTTAAGGCGGGTCTAGTATTATACTTTAACTACTCATCCTTTACATATTTCAAAATATCTCCCGGCTGGCAGCTTAACAATCTGCATATCGTATTTACATTTTCCCACGATACTAATTCAAAATTTCGCAATTTTTGTATAGTTGCCTCACCAAGTATTTTATCTTTGCGCAATCTATAAGTAGTAAATCCAGCGTTTTTTAGTGCCTGGAGCACATCTATTTTATATTTAATCATCGTAATGCCTCCTATCTATAATATATCAAAAACATGCACTCACCGCAAGTGTACATATTATACAAAATATACACATAATATTTGTGCATATTATCTATTTACATACACCTATATACAGTGTATAATGTATTTAAAGATAAGGAAAACAAATAAGTCAAATGGAGGTAGCATATGAAAAACATAACAGTTAAGTACAGTGAATACAAAAACAGATATGAGGGTTTTGAAAAAAGTAAAGGTAACTACAACCCAGAAACAAAAGAGATAGATATTGAAATTACAGACAAAAAATACGAGCAATTGCAGGGAGACAATATGAAAAATGCGGCTCTGGTATTAGATGAAATAAAAGGTCTGGTATGGCTGCCTACGATGAACTCGTTAGCTAAACAGTTTGTGCTAGGCGGGGCAGAAAAATCTGATAAGTGGATTGAAGAAAATGCGGAAGCTCTTAAACAAGCAAATTACTATAACTCTTTTAAAAAAGCAATTGAAATAATGAAAGAATATAAATTTTAGTATAACAGTTGGCCTATCTGACTTTACCGGGGAGAAAGAAGGAAAAATGAAAAAAGAATTTTTAACTAACAGTACCACGGTTATTGTCGAGGACGGTATTATTAAACTTAATGGGCATGAGATCAACGGATACAGGATTGACGAGCTGCAAAACGCCCCAAAGCCGGTGCAGGATCAATGTCGTAAAGCCGGAGTGGATTTTAAAGCCTGTGTATATTATGGAGGGGCGGTAATACCCAGGGAATACGCAGAAGAAGCATTAAAACAGAAGAAAGAGATCCGGGCAGAAAAAGAGAGACAGCTGAAATTGAATGTACCAGGACTTGATATCCTCCGGGAAGCATACCGAGACATTCAAAGGTATCACGAGGAATTTAATCAGATGATGGACGATGAGTACAACGATGGTGTTAATCCTCCCGCATTGCCAAAGCATGATATTGAGGCATTAAAAGCACAGTACCCACGTGCAGCCGCATATCTCAAAGCGGAGAACTGGGAAATGTCAAGCAATTGCGAAAAGTCAGATGTCGGTCAAAAGGCAAAAGATGCGATCGCTGCTGGAGGCGATATTGATGAGGCTATAAAAGCCATGGAAGCGCAATGGGAAACATGCTGTAACGATCATATCTGGGATTAACAAAAAATGGAGCTGGGCTATCGGCAGGACGGGCGGAAAGTGGGGAAAGGTATGAAATTAAATACATTAGTTAAAACAAATAAGGTAACAGCTTATGGCTTTGCTGCATTTAAGGATTTAGAAAAGGTATGTGCAAACGAGGGATGTAATATAGTAATATCTGCATTGTCTCCCGCAATTATGAGGGACATGGAAATTTATGAATATTTCGCTCCTGTTTTAAAACGAGGGATAGCATTTGATAGTGTAGACGATGTTATCAATGCAGATCTTGACGTGCAACTGGTAACAGTTTGCGCCTGTGACTGGTGGGATGAACATTCATATTCTGATGTGCAAAATAAAGTTACAATAGTGTCAAGACATCTAGGCACAATTGAGATTTTACAAGGCATGTACCCAAAAGCTCATTTATTGTCGGGCAATGTTACACCGCACGACATCACCGGTAAATATGTTATTGGTACTTTGCCGCCTAGTCTTGTACAGTATTGCGAATCGTACCGTGCTGTCACAATAAAAGATTTTGATTATAGCAAGGATAAAGAGTTATCCGGAGATGAGTTAAAAAGCAGAATTGTAATAAGTGACCCTGTCAGAGTCATAATCGAAGAGGCTAACGAATTGATAGATTATACAATCAAAACAGTAAACGGTGATGTCACAGTGCATCCATGGCAAAAATACAAAGTAACCGCAACTTATGACGATGTTGACCCTTGTTGGTCAGGCTGTGAATACAGCCATTCCTTCATTGCACCAACCACAAAAGACAAATTTTTAGATAAAGTTGGTCGCAATTGGATGATTGATATTTTAAGTATTACGCCTGTATTATAGTAACAAAAAGCCCCGTCTGATGAGGCTGCCCGGGTAGCAGCCGAAACCGGCACAATGGCCGGTAACGGGAACCCCGTCGGCATAGTGGATAATCGCCGCCACTTTTATATAGATTATAACTAAATATTAGCAAGCACTTCACGGGTGGATTTACCAATTCTGGTGCCATCGTCTTTCATGTGTTTTCCCCATCCGAGAGAATTCCACAAAATTAATACGGCGATTCTGGTCTTCGGGCCATAGTTTCCGTCAACTTTTAATCTCGGATACAAATCCGGCAGTAGAGCATTAAGATGTTCTTGCGCCCATTTGATATCTTCCTTGGGCGATTCCGGTGTAATAGCCTTATTAGGCATGTAATCTTCCGGCACATACTTAATCCCAGTATATTCGCAAATTCCTCGGCAGATTTCTTTTGCGCTCTCCACCCAATACTTTTCATTAGCCATCATGGTTACGGCTTCCTTTTCATTGGTCATAAACGCTAACTCAATAAGGATCGCCGCCTTTACATCCATGTTGTTACAATTGCACATTGCAAGTCCCGCTTTAGTTACTCCACGGTTGGTTTGTTCAGTACCCTCTGTAAGCTTGTCTAACACGATTTTAGCAAGTTTAGCGGATTGCCCTGGGTGTTTGTCATGTATGTAAATTCCTACCCCATTTGCGCTATTAAACGTCTTTCCGTCACCAAAAGCATTAAAGTGGATGCTAATACTATAGTCACATCCGGCTTTTGCTATTGCACTCTGCCGGGCTTTGAGAGCCGTGTCCTCATCGTCAAAAGCGTTGTCATCGTCCCATCCGGTGCGCATAGTGTCAAATCCACAACGTTTCAATTCTTTTTCAAGATAAACCGCTACCCCTACATTGGCGACATGCTCTTTAAACTGATCGCCCTTTTTGATTGTGATTTTATCGTTAACCTTTATTTCAAATGGCATGGGCGGAGTGCGTTTCCCTGCCGTGTTGCTGCCATGCCCACAATCAATATTAATTTTTATTGGCATTGTTTTTATCCCCCTTAATCTCTGTCTTATCCTCGACCTGCTCCTGAATATTTTTAATAAGTGGTTTTAAAAATGGCGGCAGATTTACACCTATGTCAGATATGTTTTCGAGTATACTTATAATCTCATTACATATAAGCCATATCGCAACCACACAAGCCACCAAAAACGTAAATGGCAATATGATTCCGACAGTTTCGCCGGCATATATAAGCAGCTGATCAACCAATGCGCCTATCACTACTAAGAGCCACATGCAGATCTTTTTTGCAATTCCTCTAAAACTTTTGTAGCTACTGATCTTTTCGTCTCTATACTTACTTGCTACGATGCCAGTAGCATAATCAATTACATTGCAGGATACCAATATTAATACCGGTATCGCAAGCACGCCGAGTAGGCTTGCCACAAAAGATAAAAATGCTGTAAACCACGCTTTAACCTTATTCATTTAACTACCTTCTTTCTTTTTTAATAAAATAGGGCTATAAGCATTACGCCTATAACCCATTGCTTTACTCTGCAAATGTTTCATTCAGATGTTCAAGTGCTTCCGTTGTTTCCTCGCTTGTTAACCATCCATTTAGGTTCCACGTTGCGATTACCTCTTCATAGTAATCTTTTGCAAACGCTTTGGTTGAGATACTTCTTTTAATCACATTTAAAAAACTTTTCATACTTCTCACTTCCTTTCTATTTCATCGACATCATAACTACAATGTTAGTCAGATCATCAATGCTTGTATTTAGCCTTTGCAACTCCTTTTCAACCGCGTCTGTGCTTACGGATACGATATAGATATCTGTGATAGTCTTATCATCTACCTCTACACTAGGCACAAATGTCAGTGCCTTAAAACTCGCACAATCGTTATATGTAGCACCGACCGACCCATCCGCTAAGATGTGTTCAATTACCGCTAAGTTGTCGGAGTTTTCAAACTCTGCTAAAATATCGTAATAATTGAGATCTGACGTAAACTTAAAATATCTAAGTCGGTCTCTCTCTTCAATTCCCATCGGGATGAGTATAAATTCTGTTCCGTTGCTTAACCGGATTCTTTCTATATTTTCCACGAAATCATTCCTTTCTTTTTATTTTTAACATACAAAAAGACACCCATATAATTGGATGCCTTTTTGCTGTACTATGTTTTTGGGTAGACCCTTTTACTTTGCACGGTAAAAATATTATATCAAACATTAGTTCTTATTTCAAGCGCAATATTTTTTAGTTAGTAAGCACAATAAGAATATACTGGGATTTAAATCGTTTGGCAACTTAGGTTCTGCCAAGTCGGAAAATGATTTATCAGCACTGATAGATAATATTCCATCCATGTACAATACAAGTTATGTGTGCTTGGTTAGTGTAGAGTTTGTTGGTAGTGCAGTTTTTACCGCAATGGGGCGTGGCGGCACTGGTGGCGTAATACAAATCGTAGGGTTTTATATCAATCCCAGTTATGGGGTACAACGTGCGCTGTCTTACTACGGTGCGCCAGTTTACAGACAGATGAATGCAGGCACATGGGGCGATTGGATGAGATATAACTAGCTATTTAAGCAGTTGTCAAATCCGTTGACGATACAACGGATACGCCATCCACGGTTTCCTCTGTTGCCACCGCTGTAATAGCATTCCATTTAACGTTTGTGACGCTCTTGGTATCGTATAAACTTATTTGTAAGTCATTAGAAAACTGCGACGTATAATATATTTCTATGTATGCTTTTAAGTTGGCAACATCTATTGTATGTCTGATTTTTGTTATGTCCTGGACGTTTACCAGCTTACCGATTAGTACGAACTGTGATTTGTTAAAGATAGACATTAACAGTATATTGTAATATTCGTTACTCTCGGCATTATAAGACCTTTTAATTGATATGTTTACGGAGTTGCAATAGCTTCCTTTAATCAAGCCAATATCGCTCGCTTCGAATACGGCCACTCTATACCATCCAGCAGGGCCAAGATGCGATACTTTAGACGATGCCGGTAGCGTACCCTGTATATTCTTATTTAGCTCAGTAACTTGGCTACTTAATTTGTTAGTTACGACCGAGCTTGGTACCTTGCTTGCATCGCTTATGGTATCCGTTTGCACTATGTCGGTTTTATCTACTTTGCCGGATTCCATCGCATCAATTCGGCTTACTACGTTTTCGGGCACTTGCTTTTCAATCTGGTTAACCTTGTCGATTAGCGAGCTTGTATCCTTCATGAGTTGTGTTAATACCGGAAATTCGTCAGCCGACTCAATCGTTTTATCATTAATCAGAGATTTTCTCACGTAAAATTCAAACCGCGAAGAGGTAAGCAGGACTTCATCGCTCAAAACTCGCACTTCCGCAACCACTTTACCCGGACAGGCAATCGTATTTGTTTTAAGTGTGCATTGAATTTTCCCGTCTGGTGCATTTAGTATAACAACGCCGGTTTTTTCCGTCTGTTGGACGGTCGTGCTATCCGACTTATAAAATACAATCTCCGCAGTAGTGCCGGTGAGGTCGTACGGCTCTAACCCGTCCGTCATGCTTATATTAAGCAAATTGGACTGGCTATCCCCTTGCACTACCTCAAAGGGTTCCTGCTCCGTGCTATTTTTTATATCTAAGACTATATCAAATTCTTTTATATACATTTCATCACTCCTAACGACTGTATATTAAATAGTAGTCCCCAAGGGCTGTAAGCAGCTGATTAACTTTGCTTATTACATCTGCCAACGTAGCGGTCGAATTTAATTTGTAAACGCTCTTTTGCTGTACCATGCTACCACCGAAAAAGCCTATCGTAGTCCCGGTATGCCGGAATCTATTTGTCGAAACGCTTGTTGCTTCTACGTATCTTGTGCTCATCTGATCTCCGTTGATAGTAGTCTGACCGATTGTCGCCGAACCTGTCACCACGGAATCGGAGTCCACAGTCCCATTTGCTGTTATGTCTCCGCTGGAAGACACGCTGCCTGCCGACATAGTTCCTGAAACATCTGCACCACCTGTCACGTTTAAATTTCCTACTACGTCTGTATTGCCGGTAATGCTTAACCCTTTTTTCATAATTACTTGTTTCAGGTCAAACAAATACCGGTCTATTTCTTCCTCTACATCTGGACTGACATCATAATTTACTTTACCTAAAATTATGTATGTGCCGCCCATGGCACCGAGTAAAACTCTATCATCTTTCGCTGGAGTGTATGAGCTTAAATAAGCATATTGCTTTTCCGACGGCGTTTCTTCTCCGTCAAATTGGATTTTTGCTGTGCCGTTTTCAAATAAGTCTGCCACTGTACCAAGTTTGAAATCGCTTTCTGCTTCCTGCGGCTCTGTTTCTTGTACCAATTCCTCGGCTGTTATCATATCTGTATCACTCTCCTCGCGCTGTGGCTCATCCTGCCACCGGCTTTTAAATCCATTTCCCAGCTTGTTTCAATATATTTATTTCTAACGCCTAAGCCCGTATGCTCGCAATAAAGGCAATCCGTGTAAGTGTGATGCGGCATTAAAGCGGTGCTAAAGACAAATTTGCCATATACGTTAGATGCTTCATATGCGATTCGTCTTGTGTATTCATCCAAGATAGATTGATTTGCTATATCGTCCACTTCCCGGTAATCTACTATAGTCCTTTTTCGATTTGTAATTGATGTAGGGCTGGTACCGTTTTGATTTACATATCTGGATACTAACGGATCAGTCTCCGGGTTGGTTGCTACAACAACCCATTTATTCGGTACGTCAAATAAATCTATTTCCTCCGTGCTTGATCCTGGGATGATTACACTCATGTCGTCGTTTTTATATACGTACTCAATCTCCCGATCGTTCGGCAGCACATAAGGATTTGATGTAAAGTTTCCCATCTCGTCAACCCATACCGAGGTATAATTTATCTCCTGCAACAGATCGTTTACAGCGTCAAGCTTGCTTGTGCCTATTTCAAATTCTTTATCTGTTTTTATCTTCGCGTCCAGGTAAGGGATATTGATTTTTAAGATGCCCGCAGAGTTGATTATTTGCGTGATTGCGGTCGTATAATTCGTGTCCTTAAGTATTCGGTATCTTGTGTCGAATTTGTCCTCTAAGAGCACCATGGAGGTATCAAAACACTCTACGTCCCTATAGATTGACTTCTTGCCTACGGTCCTAGTCGGGGAAGATATCATCAGCACCCCGAGCGGAAATTCATAACGTTTATTTAAAATAAAAACTGGCTGAATTTTATCGTTCAACCAGTCGATATCTTTTAATTCGTTTTCCTTAAATTTAAAATTACCTTTTCTTTTTATCTGCGCTAAAGAGTTTAAACCTATATTCCCACCCGAGGATGTCAGCTCCCCGATCTTTAACTCCTCATAATTCAGCAGGTCATATCTAAAGCTTATTTCCCGCGCCGAGTGCAGCATATTTATAATATTTTTATCTAACTTAATCATTTTACACCGTCCTCGTTATTGCAAATGTTGCGCTGTAACCAAGTGCATTTTTGGAGTAGTTAACTGATAATGCGCATCCGATTATTATCTCTCCATCCGTATCTCGATAGATTAATGTTTTGCTGCTGTCGATAAGGCTTCTAAGCCTGTCAACCTCGTTTCTGCTCTCGAGATAAAACGACAAAGATTTTTCCATCTTTCGGTACTCGGAGTATTCAGGGACCGGATATGTACGCCCATCGAAATAGTTTAATGTTGCGCTTACTGTAAATTCTCCGTTTTTGACCGGATCCGCATCAAGTCCGTATTTCAGTTTTATGTATTCTCCCGGATTGTTAAACGGAGCTATTGTATTATATATTAGTCTACATTTGCCGGATTTTATGATGCTGTCGGCAAAGTTATCACCTGCATCAATCACCCGGATAAAGTACCTGTATTCTCTTTCACTCTCCCCTGTGTAGTCAGTAAAGGTTCCTCCGACCATTTCACCGACCGGTTTCCCGTTACGGTATACGATTGATTTTAATTTGCTATCTGTTTTTAGTGTCACGCCGGATACTCCGTTGTAAATTGATATGCTCGGTTTTGCCGGCTTTGGCGTTGATATTGTAAATCTTTTCTCCGCCCATGAAGAGTACAAACTGTATTCATTCGCAATCCGGATCCTTACGATATAATCACCGTTTTCAAGATAAATATCAACCAGATGCTCCCGATCGGTTGCATTTGGTATGGATCCAGTCTTATAAATAACACCATCATCTTTTAATAGCTCTAGCTCATAGACTTGCTGCTCCTGTGTTTGCCACTTAACAACCGGTCTTGCCTTATTACTTATGCTTGTGATTAACGGTACTGCCGGAGTGCCAATCACGGTAAATGCCTTATTTTCGCTCCACGGGCTTACCTCTGACCAATTATTATATGTCCGCACTCTCCATGTTACGTTACCTTTTTTAAAAGTATTAGGCGGTAGTACCATGTATGTATCTGCCGAAGTCTGTGTCTTTGCCGTCCATGTGGAGCCATTGTCAAGAGAGTATTGTAATTCTACCTTAGATTGTGTATCGCTTACAGACCCTCCGGTAAATATCCACTCAAACCACGTGCTTGCTGTTTCGCTTATGTATTGTGCGATAGGAGCGACCGGTATCGGTGCTTTTTGCGGAGGAATCCCAAGCGTAAAGCCTGCAGTTGTATAGTCTGATGTTTCGTCGTTAGTGTCCGTCGTCCGTACTCGCCATGTCACGGTACCGGATTCCGGCAGTGTGCTTGCTGGCATATCATAAAATTGATTGCTTGTAGTCTGATTAATTGTCGTCCATGATGCTCCTCCGTTAATGGAGTGTTGCAGTTCAAAAGACTTTTGATTTACCTCACTGTTATGGGACCATGCAAATCTTATGCTGTCCCTTGCGCTTACCATTATGCCGGCAGGATATAACGATGTAGGAGGTTCCGGAGGTACGTCCCCATATGTAACGGCAACGTACGGCTGATTGACTGGGCTTCTGTGGGAGTAGATTTCCCACTTTTCGCCCACTACCGGCATACCTACAAGGACTCCTTTGTCATCGTAAACATAGATTGTCTTTGTGCCTAATTCTGCATATATTACAACCGAATTGCCTTTAGCAGCGCCAAGGTCAAGCGTTCCCCATCCACGGCTTGCACCACCCATTTTACTTCCATCCGTAGGCTCGTGGCTCGGTAATGTTGATCCCTCGTTAAAATCTGTATATCTAAAATATATAGGGTCACTGTGCCCGTCTATAGTGTAGTAATACAGCGTCACGTTTAATATGTTTTTGCCTTTCGGGATTAAGCTTGCATCCCACGCAACTCCGAATCTCGCCTTAGCATTATTGTATCTGTGAGTTACTACAAGGACGTTGCTTATTGCCTTCGGGCTTGTATAGATGTCCCCTGTTTGATAAGATGCGTCCGTCAGTCGGGTATATCCAAAGTCGTTGCTTGACTTGATAATCGGTAATGTAATTGTATTCCTAGCCACGGACAACACCCGCTTTCTTTGTTTGTTTAAAGTTATTGAACACCTGCATAAGCTTTGATACCTCGTCAACTTCATCCATGTTTACCTGTAGGATGTAAGTGTCTCCGCTGCCGTTTAGCATTTGCCTTGTCTCTTGCGCGGTGTGTACCGTGGATCCACGTGGGATGTCAACTATCTCCGGACCCTCTTCGCCGACTAATGCTGGACCGCCTGGATGATATTTGGTGCCTACAGCATAGCCTCTCATCCCGGCACCGTGCACAGTTGTGTTTACTTCGCTAACCATATCAGACATGTTTTTTGAAAACTTTGTCATTTCATCACCGCGACCAATTAGGTAATTTATCGCCGTAACCAATGCCGCAATTGCTAAAGCTACGCCTGTAATTACAGCCGCCCACTTTACAAATCCGAGGAATGATGTATCGTCTAGCAGCCCTTTAAATAGCTTGCCTGCCTTGCCAACTCCCTTTATTGCTTTTGGTATAACTCCGATTCCCTCGGTGATGTTTGATATTGCCTTAAATACTTTACCTAGCACAATTAAAATAGGGCCTGCTACTGCGACAAGTCCTCCCACAACCACAATAAATTTCTTTGTTCCATCACTTAGATTTGCGACTTTTTTTATCAGGTCGTTAATCCATGTTAATATAGGAGTAAAAATCGGTAGAATATGTTCAGAAAAGTTAACCCCTACTTCCTTTAATCCCTCTTTAAATAAATTCAGCTGTGCTGTTGCGCCTTCCTGCTCTCGCTTAAAGTTTCCATGTGCTTTGGCAGTCTTTTCCATTACATAATCGTATCTAAGCTGTACTTTTTCGGCTTCGGTCATTTCAGAAATGCTTTTCTTTAGCCCCTTTGTATACGCGAAAGTCTGCAGCGAAGCCTGTGTCATAAAGATGTTAAATTTCTTTAGCGGCTCGGTCTGCCCGCTTAGTATCGCGGTTAGTGCGTGTTGTGTCTCTTCAATTGATGCATTGTAATATGTAGCTAAATCATTTACACGCTCCGCAAGTGTTTTGCTCCATACCGTTGATTTATCCATTGCTACACCCATCTGGCTAAATCCTGCCGCAAAGTCAGTGGCCATGCTCAATGCAGTTTCGGATGATAATCCAAACTCCGTCAGTGCAGTCTTAGACCAATCCTTGATCGCATTTGCGTTGTCTCCGAAAACGACTTTTGCCTTGCCAAACGCATCTTCAAAGTCTGCGCCGAGTTTAAAGCTTGCAGCTCCTGCCGCTAGTAAAGGAGTAGCCAGTTTTAAGCTTAAGCTCTTGCCTACTTCGGTTGTCTTATCACTAAGGTTTTTCCATTCGTCAGATGTTTTCCCTAAAGTAGTTTTCTGATTTTCTAATTCTTTATTAACCCTATCTATTTCAACTTTAGTTTGGGCTAATTGTCCTTCTGCTTTAGCGAGTTCCAGCCTGTTATACCTTATGGCTTCCTCGTTTTTGTTTTCTGCTGTTGTGGACTCTTGCAGTTTCTCTTTGATTATCAAGACTTGTTTTTCTTGCGTTTTTAATGTATCTGTTAGGCTCTTATGTTCCGCTGAAAGCTCATTTACAGCCTTGCTGCTCATCTTAGCTTCTGCGCTTGACTTTTGATATTCGGCGCTAGTAAGCTCTAATTGATACTCTAAATCTTTCCATTCTGTTGAATTCTTATCTATTATATTTTGTTGATATTCTAATTCTTTAGATACTTTATCCAACCCCGCTCTGGTCTGCGTTAGTTTAGCTTCTGCCATTTGTAGGCTTGCGGTAGCGTTTTCAACCGCTTTTGTGTTATTGCCTTGTGCATTCCTAGCTTTTTCGAGTTTCACGCGATATGCTTCAACATCTTTTTCCTGGATCTTTATTTTATTTGATAGATAGTCATATCTTACGCCGAGGTTATCAATTTCTTTTCCACTTGCCTTAGCTTCCTCACTGGATTTTTTAAATTCGGCGTTGAGTACGGCCATCTGTTTTTTGACGTTCGGAATTCCTTCCTTGACCTCATCGTAATTAAATTCCATTTTTATAGATCGCTTATAACCTTTAAATGCCATACACTATCACCTACCTTAAAAAATCCCGCATAGAGTTTACATAAATAACTTTTTGCTTTTTCTTAACCCCGTCTACATTAATTTCTAGCATCCGGATTATTTTTGATGTGCTGCTACTGAAAAACTCTTCCTCGCTTCTACCAAGTTTGATACAATATGCGAAGTAGAGGTTTTCCCAGAATTCGTTGTCTATTGCGTGAATTGTTTGTTGATTTTCGCTACTTCCTTCATGAATTTTTTTTTAGAATTTTCGTCTGCTGAAACCATAAAATTATCTATCATCAGATTAGCAATCTCAACGGCAAGTTCTTCACCACCACCGATAACGATAGATTCCGCTTCGGGTAGCGTAATAGATTTATCAACTACTTTCATCCCACAGTAGAGTATTTTTGCCACAAAATCATAAGGCTTCTCTTGCATCTCTTTGATGGTCTCGTTGTCAAACTTCCCGAATTCATCTGTATAAATAACAAAAGCCTCTGTATTAAACAGGGCTTTCTTGATTGTTCCATCTGCAAATTCCATTTCTAAAGGCTCTATTGGCCTTATAGATATTTTCGCCATCTTCTGGCTCCTTTCTGCAAATAAAAAAGCACCCATTTATGAGTGCTAATCTTTTAACTTTATTTCGCCGAACGCATTGTCCTCTGCTAATAATATTCCGTCTGTAGTGTAAACGTATATTCCAAGCCTATCGTCAGCTTCTATATATCCCTCTTCGTACAATATTGCCTTTACATTGTCCCTTACACCTGCTGCAAATCTCTTTTGATCAATAACGGAAGAGCTGAACCATGTGTCTTTTACGCACACCTCTATATAGTTTGATCCGCCATATTTAAAATGTGTTCTTATGCCATGTATGCCTTTATTGGCTTTTATAAAATTGTTTATGCGTTCGTTGATAACCGGTAAGCTTGCATTTGCTTGTTGTTCCTTTAGTTTATCTATCCGTTTGTCTACAAAAAAGATAGCCACTACCAAAACTAATATCAGTGCAATCAATACTTTAAATATTTTTACCATTGTTTTATAGGCTTTATCGCTTACTTTCAATGTATCCCCTCCTTTGCCACATTATACCACATGGCAAAGGAAAGGGAAATATCTTTAGCCCGCCGGCGCTGCTATAACGTCCGTGACCTGCACTTGTTTGAAAAAGTCATCTGCCATTTCCTCGGTTATTTCTTCATCCTCCGTGTCAATAAATGTGTAATATCTGCCTAATCTTGCATCTTCAAGAGCAGATATTGTAATAGTATCGGTTGAGTAGTTTATATTTTCCTCCGATTGTTTTACCGTCTCCTGGATTGGCTCCGCAATGCAATATAAAAACCAGATCATTTCTTTCTTACCGCCGGTCTTTCCTACTTCCCATCCGATTGCAAATGGTTTCGGCTCATCCTTAGATGTTCCGCTTTCTACTCCGTTTTTTACGGTTACGCCCTCCATGTATCTGCGCCACTTTGACGGTAGTTTATTAAGATTGGCAGTTATCTGGTATCTAACCTTTCTCGATGTTTGATTTGTTATTTTCCCATCTCCGTAAAGCTGTCCAGATGCAAGCTGTGGAGCTTTCCCCATCTCCATAGCCCCGGCAACATGCTCAGGTGCTCCGTATTCTAAAGTTTCGTTTGGAGATTCAGTGATCTCGGCTAAATGTACATTCTGCACATTAATTTTTACTTCCATTTTGCACCTCACTTTCTATGTAATTAAAAATCATGGTCTTTTGGTAATATTGTGTATTTGCGTTTAAACTGTCAAAGGAATCCCGGCTGTCAACCAATCTGAATCCGCTGCTCTCCAGTAAAAATCTTGCTTGATCTACAACGCTTGTATAGTCAACGGTCGAAAATATATCTATCTGCAGGGATCCACCAAATTCTTTGCCTTTGCCGTCTCCGTACGTTTCATAACCCTCGCTAAAAAAATGATAGCTTGCAACTATTTTGTTTTTACTATTGAGTTCCGGACGTAACATGTATTTTACCGGGATATTTAAAGCCTTTAATATGCTATAAACTTTGTTAATCATCGTTCAGCTTCCTCCCAGATATCATCGATATTGTCATCCAGCTTATTCATTGCTTCATCCATAAAATGAGTAGGCTGCGAATATAGGTTCCCGTCGTTAACCAAATGCCATAAGGTACCGGTCTTTTTCCCTCCGGATACCCTGGCATATTTTTCACCGTATTTGTCCGTCCTAACTGATACTTTTACATCATCTGCCATTGCGGGGCGGCCTTTATATCTCACAGCCAAGGCTCTTCTATGTTTGTCCAAACTCTCGACAATGTATTCCTTTACTCTGTTTCCAGCTTCGGTAAGCATCTCTTTTTCTGTCTTTTCCGTGTCCTTAACTATTCCGTTTAGGTAGGATTCCAACGCGTCCTCGTTGTGCTCCCTATAGCTTATTTCGAATCCCATATCATCACCTGCTAAATATAAATTCATGCTCAATCTTTAGCTTTTCCAGAGGCGTCTCTCTTATATATTTCTCCGAGTAAAGGCAATTAGTTCCAACACAGTATTTCATTGGTTCATCGAACTCTTTTGCACCAATTTCTTTTAACCAATCTAGCTTTTCTTGTAAATCCGGCATAGCTTTACCCCCTTACATGTCATATTTAACCTCATAGGCCTTTACCAACATAAATTTTCTGTCATTGTCAAGCGGAAGTATCCCCTCGATTTCATAGAGCTTGTCATTGAATTTAATTCTCATGGTTTCGTCAAGATCAGTCCTGCATCTTATTTTCCACTCGACATCGGTTTTTACGTTGGCAGCTCTGGCAGCATAAAAGTTTCTTCCTTTCAGGTACCGGCTTTCCGCCCATAGCGAAACATAATCTTCGTATTCGTCTATGGGAGTAAACGGATCATCCGATTCCACTTTCTTTTGAAACGTTATATAGGCATCGTAAACAGTCCCGACATCTTTCATTGCTGTTCTTTTATCTTTCATACTGCATCACCCTTATTTAATTTGACTGCCTCTTTCAGCTTTAATTCTAGGATTTCTTCACGGAAATTCTCGCGGAAATATTCGATGGCATTGTTGTAATAATACCTGCAATAATCTAGCAGGAGAGTTTTAGGCTTTTCTTCGGTTTCAAAGTCTAATTCCGTCCCGGCGGAATCGTTAAGTTCCGCTTTTCCTCTGTTAATTATGTTTTGTAGGTAAGTGTCCTCATTGTCCCATGTGATTTTCAGATAGTCTTTTAAGTCTTGTAGCATATAATCACCTACTTTTTAGGTTTCTTCTTTTCTACAATTTCCTTCACAAAAGTGCCATGAGAGGTACTGTTAATTTCTTTGTACCTCTCGTTGGTCATTTCTAATGTTTCTCCAGGACTGTGAAGGGCTTTTGTGTGTTTGTCTCTATATTTGCTAACTACCTTCACTTTCATTGGTTAGCCTCCTTAGACTTCCGGAACCGTCATACCGCTAATGTCAAATACTAAGAAAGCGTCGTTGTCTAGTGGCTTACCGTTTGCATATTGTTTGGCGATATAGGTTCTTTCGTCCTCTAAAAACTTGTAGCTATCGTCATATTCAACCTTTTGCGTGGAGCCAACACCCATAAAGTAGTCTTTTGCCATACCGGCAATCATCTTGCCTTGTGGTACTGCTACGGACTGTACAAACTCTCCCGGGATTGGTAATACTCCGTATACGTAAGTTCCCTGCGTGGTCAGCACGGTTGTAGACGGGAAAATCTTAGACCAATAGTCTAGCGGATTAACTACTAACAACACGCTAGGTACTGCTCTTTTCCCTCCCTTAGTAAGTGGAGCCATGATCTTCTCGCCAAGCGTTCCGGGTTTAAGATCGTTTAATGCTGTAGCCGTCTTATCAGGATATACTCCCTCAACCACTGCGCCGGAAAGATCTTTTATCATGCCGATTGGCTGTTCTTTTCCTGTGCCTGCTACAATGGCAAGTTCAAGCGCGATTGCAAGAGATTCGTATAAAACTTCTCTTACAAATTTGTCAAGCCATTCCGGGCCTAGGTCCAACATAGCTTTTGCTACCGGCATAAAAGCAGATAATTTAAATAGTTCCGTTTTCTCTTTCTTAAATGCCATTGCAAGCTGTTTCTTAATTGCATCGGTCAAAGGCCCCCACCAAGCGGCTTCGGCATCGTTATTTCTAGTGATCCACTCCGTAACACCCGTGGTATTTTTAAAATCAATCTTAGATAACAGCGGATGGTTGGCTCTTAAGTCCTCGAATACTCTGTCAAATATAGTTGGAGGTACGAGCGTTTCAACGCCTGCAAATCCCTCCGCACCGATTACCTCGTTGTAATACGCTCTCTCTGCTGCCGTTAACGGGTTCATGCCTCTCTTAGCCATTACCGCCTGGTCATTAAGATCCTCGTTTCTGGCATCTTTTGCTTCCTGTAAAACTCTGCTCTCAATCTGCTTGGAAAGTTCGATTTGTGCCTTTACAAATCCTTCGCTGTCATTGCTCTCAATAGCGGTTTTGATTTTGTCCTGAATTTCTTTTTCGTTTAACGCTGTTAAATCTGGATTTTTCATATTATTTTATCTCTCCTTTTGGCTTTAAATTAAAAAGAGTAGACTTTTTGTCTACTTCGGTTGATATGTTCTTTTTATATTTGTTAAAAAGTGTTTCTTTAACACTGCCCTGCGGGTCTCCTTTTTCTGGTTCGTCCATAATCTCGTCGCAAAGTCCAAATGCCAAACATTCTTCGGCTGTTAACCAACTTTCGTCCTTTAGCAAGGCTTCCAGCTCGTCATCAGTTCCGACAAATCTATTTTTGTAACTTGCTTTTACCGCAGTATCAATTTTGTCTAAGTCGTTAGCTACCTTTCTAAGTTCGTCGGCATTGCCCGCTGCGTATGTCCATGCGTTATGTATCATCTGCATGGAGTTGGTGTACATGATAACTTTTTTGCCTGCGGTTGCTATAATACTTGCACCGCTTCCGGCAAGCGCATCATCAATTATGGTAATGTCTCCGTCATACTGCTTAAGCAAATTGCAGATGGCAATCGATTCAAATACATCACCGCCCGGGCTGTTTATATGTACATTTACATTCTTGCCTTTTAACTCCTTAAGTGCGTTCTTAACCCTTTTAGCCGAGATGCAATCATCTTCATCGTCCCACCAATAAGCCTCCCGGATGGTACCGTACAAATAAAGTTCTGCGGTTTCGCTATCGGCTTCGTTTTTTACTTCTAATCTTGTTTCAACTTTAGGTATTTTCATCCCTATACCCCTCCCTTCGTTGTTTGCTTTCAATTTAATCCCCTCCTTTCAACATTTCTGTAATTGGTTGATAATTTTTAGTCATGAATCTGATCCTGCTCCAATCTGTGTTAAGCGGCTCCATTCCAAGCGCCTTTAAGCTATCGTCTATGGTGTACGCGCCGATCCTCGTGAGTATATCTAACGCGTTGGCAATATCTTTCAGATTAACGACTTTGACATTTCTCGTGTCACATTTTACGTATGTATTTTGTGTGTAGTGCTTCACGCCATACATTTTCCGGTTAAGTTCGTCGGTTATAAACTTTACAAATGGATTAAGGCAAAACGTGAGAAAATCATTTACTGCATTGTTTGTGTCCTGTACATTCCCCTTTAGCAGCTGTGGAGGTATCCTTAGAGCAATTCCAGTAAAATCGAAAATGTCGTCAATAAAGTTTCTTATCTCCCTGCCGCCCTCTGTATCCTTAGAAGCTTTATCGCTCCCGCGCTCGGTATACTTAAGGTTATCGGTAAGAGGTATTAAGGCATCTCCCTCGGCTTCAAAGTATTTCTTAAACCTTTTGTCCATCAAGTCTTGTAGATCGTTCTGTGCATCTTCTGTTTGAGGATAGTCCGCAGGGATTTCAAGTGTTCCTTTTTTACCTTTGCTTCTCTTGTAACTTCTGCTGCTAATTTCAATCAGCTTCGCATATTCAGCGTTAAGACCATCTATCAACTTTTTAGCATCCGGATTACTCCACTCAAAATGTAATACTTTTGATTCGGAGTAACTTTCCTCTAACTTGTATCCATTTATCTCGATGTTGGAATATACGTTTTCATAAAATACTTTTTCCTTTTTATCAAAGCTGTCCGCAACATATAATTTGTTGTCCTGCATGATTACAAGGCATTCACCTTTATAGATAATGTTTTTTACTACGTTTCTCCAAAAAACGCTTGCCGATGTGTTCTGGTTGGCTTCCACATTAAGCATATAGTGATTGATTTTTCTTACTTCTTTCCCGTTTTCATATGTCAAGAATTCGCTTCTGGTTATGGAATTGGCTATTAGACTAACGCTTGATTGTAATGCAAGTTCTTTGTAAAATACGCTGCCTGCCACGCCGCCAATGTAGCAATCCAGGCTTAATGTACCGTCTTTATTAAACAAACCCCTAAACCAATCTGTTATAAACACATTCTCACCTCCCTAGTACGTTCTTACTTCTAATTTTCTAAACGTACCGGTATATTCTTTCAAATCTCCATCTTTAGTCAGTGAATGGATAAAAGCAAAAAAGCCATCTGTTTTTCTTGTCAGTGGCTCAATCTTTTTATATGTTGTATTCCCTTTTGCGTCTAGCTCTTGGTAAGTATTATTGATGTACCATCTCATTGTTGGGTTGTCCCCGAAAGCGACCTTTTCATCCGCAAACATAACTTCAATCATGGGGGCTAGTTTAGCATGAGTAATAGGCCCGCTTCTGGTTGTGTGGAGTGGCAGCCCTTTCTTTTGGAATTCTTCCTCAAGCACGCTTACCCTGTAATCATCCGCAACGATATCTAGGATGTGATAATCTTTTGCCTTATCCAAAAACCATTGAGACAAATATTCGGGCTTGATAAAATTGTCCTTAACAATGGTTATTAATTCTCTGTCTGCCATTTCACGGACTGGAAACTTAATCTTCCTGCTTTCCATTTCCAAAGCCTTATGGCACACAAATGTATGTTCAATCCAATACCTCATTCCGGCGTATTTAAACAGCAAGCCAACACTGCAAAAGTCATTGATCTGTGCATAGTCCACCGCCCCGATGCAGGATAGCCCTTTTAATTTGTCATAAGGTATCGGCTTATTTGTAGCTAAAATCTTTTCCCATGGTACCGCTGCTGTGTAATTATCTTCTGTCGGAAAGTTCATCCGCTTTGTCATAAAATCAATATAGACATGCGGTTGATATTTCATCTTAACGAAATCCTTGTGCATTTCCTTTTGTAGTTCGGGGAAGTAAGGCAGAGACGGGTTAGCCTTAACCCACATATCCGGATTCTCGGCTTCCTCCTTGCTGTCAATTTTATATATTAAAGGTAATAGGCCCAGGTCTTTGATTTCTCCGGTTAAAACCTTTTCAGCCATTTCCAATTCTTCGTCGAGTACTCCACCCCGGACATATCCATTGGTAGTAATTTTAAATATCCTTGAGTGCTTGCGTTTACCAAATCCACGGGTAAATACGTTTATGGTTGAGTAATCCACATATTCATGTAATTCATCTAGTACAAGGCAGGCTGTTCTTTTGCCGTCCTTGGTTTTTGCATTTGATGTATTAAATTTTATATAGGATCCGGTTTTTACATTTCGGATAATCTCTTTCGTTTTATAGAAAAATTTCTTTGACTTCGCCCATGTCCTTTCTAAGACATTGTAAACGTCCTCGAATGATGTTTTCGCCTGATCTTCGTTGTTCGCCACAATATCGACATTGTAACCTTTTACTCCGTGATAGTGAGTAGTGAGGTACCAGATCAGCGGAGAGATAAATCCGTTCTTTCCGTTTCCTCTACCCATCACAATTAAAAATTCATCAAATACAACCATATCTTTTGACTTGTAATAACAGTGGACTAATGCCAAAACAAAAAGCTCCCAGTTCAGGAGCTTAAGTTCAAAATATCTTTCTATTAATTCAACCGCCTTATTTATCTTTTCGGTATTGATAAATACGTCAGCATCATTTAACTTAAATTCGATATAATCCATAGCAAGTTTCAATTCTTCCGAAGCCGGAATTTTGCCGCTTCTTATATCGTCCATATAATTATCAATAAATGGGTGATAATCTCTTTTCCTCAATTACACGTTCACCACCTCCCGACCACATTGTTACAGTTACATTTCTTCGTCTTCATCCATATTGTTTGTTTGAGTTGGTTTAACCCCAATATTATCTAACAGAGACAGCATTTGCTTATTTACTTTTAGCAACTGCTCAACACTTTCATTTTTCTTTGTACCGTATTGGTTCTCTCCGTTTTTGTATGATACAGTAACACCCCTTTCCATTATGTCCTCTGTCAACATGTTTTTGGTTTTCCACATATTCATGTAATCTTCCACAAGATCCTCATAATATTTGCCTACTGTGCCGTTTCTTTCAAGTTGATCTAATAAATCGGCTTTCAATTCTTGCCTAGTAAATTTTTGCCCGGATGTCCAGCTCCCATCGCTCACGTTACCACACCCCCTATCATATGGAAAATCAAAAAATCTGTTTTGCGAGG